GCAGGAACAATTTCAAAAGTCATCGATGTTCCGTTGACGTTTTTACTAAAACTAAAAATAGGCACATCGTCGTTGGCACTATTAAGTTTATACTGCTCTGTTAAAATTCCGCTAATTGTTTTTCTGTCGTTTGGTTTACCAAACACATTGCCGCCGGGCATAGCACTATTAATAATGCTAATAAATTGTTCATACCAATTAGAATTTGTGCTGTCATTCCATGCTACGGTTGTGTTAGCAAGATTCACTCCTGTAGAATCATAAACACTGTCAGTAGTGCTAATGGCTGTGATCTTTAATAGTCCGCTTGCAGGAACATTACGCTTGGGTATATAACTTACTAGTTGTGCTAGGCGTAGAATACTATCACGGCGTTGCGCTGTTTCTAAAAAGTTTTCGCGGGCATTTAAGTCAATACGGAAACTTAAATTTTGTCCTAAGTATGCAATTAAATCAACAAGGGCAACGTATTCGCTACTATCAATAAAGTCGTTAAAGTCTTCGGGATAATTTTCCTGCAGGTAAGAGATTAGAACTCTACGAATTGTTTCAAAATCGTAACTTTGAAAGTCGGCGTTGCGAAAGGACTTGTATAATTTTGTCCAATCTTCTGTGACTAGCAGTTTGGTGTTTGTTGATGGAATGGTCATATTTTTCTTCTATACCGTATTTATTTTATGTATAAACCTGGTACATTATTGTACACTTAGCCCTAACTTCTGATCAAAAGAAAGAGTCATGTTAGTAGATTGATCAGTTCCTTTTATTTTTAGAGTTATTTCAATAATATATCCCGTGGGGTACTCTGATAGGTTAATGCTTGTAGGAATTACTCTAGGATCACTGTTACATATTTCTGCAATATTAGTATTCAATGCTTCTCTAACTTGCCCAGTTAACGGCTCCATAAGAACATCCCAAATAATGCATCCAAAATTAGGATTCATTAAACGTTCGCCCTTTCGAGTAGTAAATTGATTTAGTAGATCCTGCTTAATAAGATCTAGATCGTAAAGTTTTGACCCAGTGTTGCGAGGATCTAGCGTACTGAACCCTTTATAAAACTGCTGGGTCTTAGTACGCTGTTGCTGAACAACATTTGCATTTGTGATTTCAAGAGATTTGTATGCCATACTGTATTTATGGCATTAAGGAGTTCCGGTTTTTACAGGGTTTCCAGAACTGTCAGTTAATATACCATTGGTTTCTTTACCGCCTGTGCTGACAGTTTTTGCCTGCAACTGGCCTAAGAAACATTCGTAGTAACCTTTTTTACGTGCCTTAATATCAGGAGTGTTAAATCCAACAGAAGCACATGCGGCTTCAAAATACCCAGGACTATTCTGATCTGCTTTACATCTACGTAGCAGGTACTTAACACTAACTTCAGCGGCGATTGCAGGATCGTTTAACAATTTAGGATTATTAATTAAATCGTGTCCAGTTAGATCGGCATAGACCTGATAGTTACCTCTACCTGTAATTTGAATATAACCTCTACCAATAAATTTTCCGCCATCTCCGGGTTCTTTATTTCCTAATCCCTTACCCTTGGACGTTGTATATCCATACAAGAATTCAGGTAAACTATTGTTAGGATTACCTGCATACTGCTGTGCAAGGGCTTGATCGCCTTTAAACACACTCGGAAATACTTGTAATAGGCGTGGAGCAGAATAATTGAAATTCTCCTCAATAACTTGCCACCTTGTTTCGCCGCCTGCAATTCCTAATAATGCGGCAACAGCATATGGACTTGTAAGTCCATACTTTGCACAGGCCGCTTTTATTGCGGCAATACCTGCTTGACATTTTGGAAGATTGATGTCTTTAGCATACTCCGGTGTACATGTTCCTGGAATAACCTCAGGAGGGTTGGCAGGGTCTTGAATTCCTTGATTAGGACCGTCGGCAACTCCACTGCCGGCTCGACTCGGACCGTTAGTTATATCAGTTGCATCTGAACTAAACTTTTGAGGATTGACGTTCTCATGTTGTGGCCACGGTTCGTGTGTTGGTACACGTTGCATGATTGTTTTAATAGTCCCTGTATTATAGAACTTATTAGGGCCCCAGCCATAATTAACATCACGATTAGGCAAAGAGTAAATGTTTAATGTAGGCGGCGGTTCGGCAGGGTCTGCAACATCAGGTGCTCCGGCGGCCGGTCCATTTAAATGTATTACAGATCCACTAGCATGAATTTCTCCATTAGCGCCTAAGTTCAATTGACCGGCTGTTCCTACGCTTAACACACCGTCTGAGCCAATTCCCAATGTTCCGGCGGCTGACATAGCAATATTGCTTCCTGCAGATATGTCAAGGTTAGCACCAACTGTTAATTTAAAACTAGCGCCAACTGATTCATCTTTTGTACCACGTACTGCAACTTTTTGCTCTGCATCTACTAACAAATATTGGTATCCGCCAACGTTTGTTTCCATATTTTTAACAGAACGCATGTTAAGGTTACGACCTGCTTCAATGTTAAAATCTCTGTCGGCACGTAGATTAAAGTCTGCTTCTGTATGAATACTAATGCTGTCGGCGGCATACATATCAATTTTGCCGTTACTGGTTAATTCTATCCATGCACTGCCTTTGGCATTTCCAATGTAGATTAAATCTTGACTGTTGTGTAGGAGAATTTGATGACCAGTTCTAGTACGGATACGAATTAGTTCATTCTGTCCGTTCATGTCACCGTCATCCATAACAAAGGTGCTGCCACCTAATCTACTAACAGGAACTTGTACTTTGTTTTCATATCCCACTGTACCTGTTTTAGATCCCGGACTAGTATCAAGGGGGCCAGGAGTGCTGATACCAAACACCTGGCTAGGGACTTCACGACGAGCACCACTAGTAGTAACACCCCTAACGGTGTCTAATAATAGACCTTGCTGAACTAATCTATCAGCAAAAGGATGTACTGGTTTAGGAATTTTATCTACATTAGGAACATTTAAATTCTGTGTACTTTTTAAAAATTCAGCAACAGGCACATAAGTTGTACCGTAACGATCTTTTTGCTCTTGTGTCATTGCACTTACTTGACTTGCCGCAATGCCAGGCACCATGTGATTTTGAAATTGGTCAGGAATACATCCCATCCAATAACCTTGGTTAGGATCACCGTCAACAAAGATAACCATAACCTGTGTTCCTATGTCGGGAGGAACAAACCACATACCGTAACTTTTTTGTACGTCATTAAAACTGCTACTGTTGTTACCCTCAAAACGTGCAGACGTTACACCATAAAAAGGATTAAGGTGTCTAACTACATAGGTACCTTCTTGATCGCTTATACTAGTTTGAAGTGTTTTAATTAAAGAAACCTCAAGTGCTCCCATGTATGTAGGATCAAGATGGTTAGTAATTTCAGCAAGGAACGGACCAGGGCTTGGTAGTCTTCCTCTCTGTCTTGTTTCAATAGCCATTTACTTTACCTTAACATTATTTTATCTAGCGGACTTTGCCCCGATTCTTTGCTTCCAAATTTATTAATTACGTTAGGAGTATTAGAACCGCCAACATTTATATTAATAGGACTTCCGGGATATCTATTTGCTAACCTTAATAAGTCACCTTCTTTAGATCCTAGTAAACCTGTTAGCCCTGCAAGAGATGCATTAGACGTGAGATACTTTGCGGCGCCTGCAACGGTATCCACAATATTTGGTTCTAATGCAGTTGTACGCAACGGATTTTGAAACTGTGTAGGAGATCCAGATATTGCCGTGTTAATATTTTGGCTAGGTAACTGATCTTGAGGAATTTCATTTATACTATTAACTCCGTATGCTCTTGCCAATGCAGTTGTACCGCCTTTTGCTGTAATGCTATTTACATATGCTTCATCTGGGACCGGGTTAGGAGCGGTTGAATACGGAGCAGTCGGTGGTAAGTTTGCTAATTGATCTTTAGTGAAGGATCTTAAATTAATGCCCTGTGCGGCTACCTGAGGCATATTAGTATCTGCAGGAACTGCTGAACCAATAGAATCTAGTTGGCCAACAACTTTACTTTGTAGATTAGGGCTCAGACCAGATACTTGACTTTGATTGATGCCAAATGCTCTAGCAATGCCGGCCGTATCTACACCAGATCCTTGTAATGCAGATCTAACTTTATTTCCTGCTTCGTTGATCAAATTTGCTTTATCAGCAGAACTCAGTCCAGCAACCGCAGACAATGTGCTCTGATCAAGTCCAGTGGCTGCACCCGTAGTAGGTATTGCCGTAGGATTTGCAACATTTTGAGAGTTTCGTTGTTCAATATAAGATTGTGATTGGGGAGACGATGCAGTAGGGTTATAAGGAACTGTTACTCCTACGCCTATACCAGAACCTATAATGCCAGTTCTATTAATTTTAGTTGTAGCAATACTAACAATATCGCCTGCTACTTGTCTAGCAACGCCAGTTAATCCAAATGAGCCTGCAATTGTTTGACCAATTTGTGTTACCAATCCAGAAGGACTCAATACTCTACCTTGCAATCCAGGTACAGCACTTGCTGGTAAAGGAATACCCAATGCAGATTGTTGTTGGCCTCCAGGTACTACTCCGCCAAATATTTGAGTCGCAATTCGAGTGTTACCTGCAAGGTTAGGAGTTGCTCCACTAACTTGTATAGGAGATATTGTACCGCCTAGTCCGCCAGTGGCCGCGGTAAAGTTGCTTAATTGTCCCGGTAATCCGGGACTTGGTAATCCTCTATCTAATTGATTAGCAAGATTAAGTGTACTTGCACGATCGCCAGAAACTCCAGTATCAACACTAACCACAGGGGATGTTACAGGTGTTGCATCTGTAGACACCGCATCTACGCGGTTAACTTCGGGAACAATGCGTTTGCTAGGATCACTAGGTTTGTTAGTACCACCCGGAGTAGGATTCTGTTCAGCAGGTGGCTGACCTGGTGATCGCATAATCTCTAAATTTTGTTTAAAGGTACCATCCTTAAACATAGATTTAACTTTGTTAACTCTGTAAATTCCACTAAATGGAATTAATTGAGAATCAAAAAGGAGGCGGCCGCCTGATTCTAAAGAACCAATGTCCTTTGGATTTCTAAAATTGATTGTTACTAATACTTCGCCAAAATTGAATGCGGCTTCGCCGTCTTCAGTTTCTCTATTTGAATCTTTACTAGGTTTAGGATTGTAATTGCCAATGCCGCCCGTTACTAGATAATAAGGATCCCCAAGAATTTCTATTTCTCCGGTAAGCATACTACCTTTAGAATTAACAATAGCATTGTGCATACCTTTAGCAAGTGCATAGTAGGCATCGTCTTGTCTTTGGCCGCCGTTGTCCTGTGCACCAACTCCTGTTAGTGCAGGATCTGGCTTCCTAGGAGTTGCAGGTAATCCCCTTGCTTCTGTATTTTTCTTTTGGTCAGACGACGCACTAACTTTAGGATCTGTACTGTTGCTCTTTGCGGCAGCATCTCTAGAAGAAGGCGCACTATTGTTACCCAATGCTGCCGGAATTGCTTCAAAGAATAAGGTGTTAAAATTTAATTTAAAATTAATAACATCAATATTTTTGCCTGTATAGATATAGTTGTATTCGCGCAAACTTAATGGAGCAATTTTAGTCATGTCTAATTGTTCCGACCCATAGTTAGGAATACGAGTGTACATAATCTTATGTTGCGTGATTACATAGGTAAAAATTTGATACGGTCGCTGTGCTTCGTCATCAATAACATCTTTGTTTTCTACTTCCATCTTAATTAAGAAGTAATCAACCATACCATCTTTGTCAACTACAGTCTTCCATTCAGGGCTTGCTAATTTCTCAACAATGTTTCTAACATACTTACTATCACGAATAATTGCCGCAATACATTCATTGATGTTTTTTCCTTCGGGGAATTGTACAACTGGAGAGTTTGGTTCTAGTTTATAATATTCAGGTTTCTTTTGATTAGATTCTGCATTAGGGTTCTGTTGCCCTTTTGCAGGTTGTGTAGTGGCTTTATTATTTGTACCAGGATCGGGAAACTTATATAATGCATTATCTTTTAATAGTTCAGTAACCAGCGACTTTCCAATATCGTTTACACCTTCAACGAATCCCTCGCCTTCTTTCCAAACTGGAAATTTAATCCTATATTCATCGTGTTCGTTAGCGGCCGGTTTCTTTTTTCGTGCGGCTTCATCTGCTTCTACTACCTGCTTGTTTACACCTGTCATTAAATTTTGTAAAATAGACTGAACACTGTTGCCGGCCATTTTTACAGATTTCTTTAATTGACTAGGGTTTCCAAAGCCACCTTCATTATATCCTACTGCGGAAATTTTATATTTTGTTCCAGTTTCATTAACAGTAACATCAATGCCAGTAATTAATATAGGAAAAAATCTAGATCCCTTGTCAACAATCTTAGGTTTTGTGAATTCTTCGTCGTCGGGATAGCCAATAAAATCCATTTTTAATAAAAACGGGGCACCGGCATACGAAGGAAAACCAGATGCTACTGCACTTACATGTAGTGCTTCGATAAAACCATTAATACTAAAGGGTTCAAAAACATCAAAACTAATATTAGTAGGTTGAGTTGTTCCACCGTTTTCACTGAAACCCATAATAGTTTCAATCTCAACGTTGTCAAGAAACATGTCAAAGCGACCAGGACTGTTTTTATTAAATCCCGATGCTAATTCTGCACCTGAATAATCTTTATAAGAAACTTTTTCTGTAGTAGTTGTAACTGTGTTTACAGTCTTCTTCCAAAATAATGCGCCAGTTGTTGTGGGGACAACTTTTTCTTTTTTTACTTCTTCTTCTCGTTCAACAGGACTAACAAACTGTGTAATACTTGAATTGCCCTTACCACCAGATTTTAAAATAACAAAATCTAGTGTACTTTGTCTATATTTTTTAGGATCTTTAGCATCTTCTCTGCGTAGAGCAGATAAAGTAAACTGATATGTATAAGAGCGATATTTGTTAAGAACGTTAACACCTTTACCCTTATTAATAGTTCGAGCATTAGGATCTTCAGCCTGCTTATCTTGTTTGCTAGCGGTCTTTACATCAACTTCTGCCATGTTATATTCCTAATGTACGCTTCATTGAACTTAATTTAGGAAGGTATATTTTAATACCTGCTTCTAAATCAAATACAGGATCTTTTAAAATAGAAGGATTGCGAGAAGAAAATACCCACCAAAGGCCAACATCTTGGTAAAGATCATATGCTAGCAAATCAGGGCGATGTTCATAACTTTTAGTAACTGTGAACAGAATATCGTCACGCTCGGCAGGTATAGTACGCCAAGTCATTACATCTAAGTAACCTTGTGTCTGTTCTGATTTATAGTAAGGACTTGTTTTATTATATTCTGCTGTCATATTATAGGAATCCTTGACCTCTAAACGATGGATCGTTTAGATATTTTGTAACAGATGCACTAAGCATCTCTTGTCTACTGTACATAACTTTGCAAACAATAGTGAAAGTTGATCTAACAGGAACACTAGTATTACTAAATGAAGAAATAGTATCTCCACGTTTATCAAACGTATAAAAATCTACATCATCTGGTAAGTCATGTTTAAAACTTGTGATTGCAACAGGAACATTCTTTAACATAAATGCACCGTATCCTTCTAGTCTACACACTGGAGGCGGAGCGCCTGCATCTTCATCTGGACCAAATCTCATTTTAGTCAATGCAGATAGCACATGAGACGTAGCAAGGTAAACCATTGCGTCTTTGTCATTTTGTACTGTAAACTTCCCCGTTATAGTAATATCAGGAACTGAACTTGTTTTATAAAAATTAATTGCATAGTTACTATGCAACGGCGTAGCAGATCCGTAATCTGCTTTGTGTTCTAAAGTAATCTGAGGAGTGTATGGAAAAATCACGCCGCCAAATCCTTGCAATTCTTCTAACCACGATCCAACTGTTAGCGGAGTAAGATAATCACGAGGTACTCTGAGTCTAACTCTCAAGTCTCCATAGGCCGGATCCGAAGATTGATTTATAGAATTTACTTTTACTTCAGTAACACCCTTTTCTTCTTTGTTTTCAGCACCTGCAGGAACATCGGCTAAATCACGGACAGGTCCTTTATTAAGATCAAGACGTCTTGGATCTTGGGCGGCAAACTCAGCAGATCCTGCTCCCGATCCTCCAGACTCTTTTTTCTGTCGGCGTGGATTTCTATATCCAACAAATGCGCCGCCAGCAGTATCTGATCCAATAAAGCCCTTGCTGGCATAATCAGTTTTTGGACCGTTGGAGGGCTCTCCCAAAATTTCTGGATTTTTTATCTTATTTGCATTAGCAGTATCCGATGCGCTAGGGTTGGTTGGGTTAGCCATATAGTTCCTCTATGTAGTATTTAACCAATAAATAAAATGCTAACTTAATATGGTTGACACCATATACTACGTTTGTGTTATACTAACTATTAAAGGGAACCCATATAAATGTCCATTGGAATAGTAACAACAAGAAAAACAAAATACCTAAACAACAGAGACCTGTTAGCAGAAATCCATAAAAGTAAATGTTCGTTTTCAAGTTATACAAAACCTGAATACTCACAATACGATATTATTTTGCCAAATTTAGATAAAGTCAACATCCGCACTATTGCAGATGCAAAACGTAACAAGGCTAAACGGTTAGGATTACAGGCATTTGCAGCCGCTAGGTTAAGCGGTGATAAAAAAATCAAACTAGCAGAGTGTACGCAAGATTACACTGCTATTGCTAAAACAGATGTTGTAATTCGCATTATGACATTTGACCATATTCCTCTTGCACCTGGAAGAAAGAAAACAACCAAAACTACTGCTGACTCGCATGACAAGGTAAATTTTCCTCCTTATCAACATTGGAAATATAATGACGAGGGTGAATTAGTTTGTGTAGGAAAGAGTCATTGGAAAGGACCAGTTGATACAGGTCACTTTAGCAAGGATCACGGACGAATCACAGAAAATCTAGGTAAAATGTATATCAAATTAAGCGAGCGATATGCACAGCGTAGTAACTGGCGCGGTTACACGTATATTGACGAGATGAAGGGACAGGCCATTCTACAGTTAAGTCAAATTGGTTTACAATTTGACGAATCTAAGTCGGAAAATCCATTCGCTTATTACACTGCCGCAGTTACTAACTCGTTCACACGCATATTGAATATTGAGAAAAAGAGCCAAAACATTCGTGATGACTTACTAGAAGAAGCAGGGCTAACCCCAAGTCTTACAAGACAAAATAGCCAAGAATACGCAGAAGAGATTGCTCGACAAGCAGAACTATATAAAAATATGCGTATGCCAAAGAGCAAAGATAGCGATTTTGTCAACGACGACGAAACAGATGAGCAAGCAGAGGCTTGACCTTTTCTCAAGAAACCTGTTACACTTCTTGTAGGAGAATAACAATTATATGAGTCTATTCAAAAAAGTGGCGTGTTTCACTGATATACATTTTGGTTTAAAATCAAACAGTGGAACACATTTAAGAGATTGCGAAGAATTTGTAGACTGGTTTATTGAAGAAGCCAAAAAAGAAGGTGCAGAAACGTGTATCTTCTTAGGCGACTGGTCACACAACCGTAACAGTCTTAACTTAATCACACTCGATACCAGCATACGTTGCTTGGAAAAACTAGGTGCGGCGTTCGAGCAGTTCTTTTGGTTCCCAGGCAACCACGATTTGTTCTATAAAGACAAGCGTGACATTCATAGTTCAGCATTTGGGCGACATATTCCAGGCGTCACTGTGGTCGAAAAAGTAACTACCATAGGTGATGTGACCTTAGTACCGTGGTTGGTAGGTGACGAATGGAAAGATATTAGCAAAACTCAAAGCAAATACATGTTTGGTCACTTTGAACTACCGTTGTTCTATATGAACGCTATGGTACAAATGCCCGACCACGGTGAATTACAGGCTACACACTTTACACATCAGGACTATGTATTCAGCGGGCACTTCCATAAGCGGCAGGCTCGTGATAAGATTCATTACATTGGTAACGCTTTTCCACATAACTTTGCAGATAACTGGGATGACAATCGTGGCATGATGGTCATGGATTGGGGCGGAGAACCAAAATATATCAATTGGCCTAACTGTCCTAAGTACCGTGTTGTTAAATTGTCCGACTTGATCGACAAAAAAGATGACATTATGCAGAGCAAAATGTATTTAAAGGTACACCTAGACATTGATATTAGTTTCGAAGAAGCAAACTTTATTAAAGAAACATTTATTGCAGAGCACGACATTAGAGAAATTAGTCTTATACAAGATAAAACTAACCTCGAAGGCACAATAGACGATAACCCAGATGCAAAGTTTGAAAGTGTTGATCAGATTGTCACGGAACAACTAGTTAATATTGAATCAGATGCATTTGATAAAAGCACACTTCTAGAAATTTATAATAACCTCTAATGTTTAAACTTAATAGCCTAACTGTAAAAAACTTTATGAGCGTGGGTAATCAAACCCAGGCAGTAAACTTTGATAAAGAACATCTCACACTTGTACTTGGTAGTAACTTGGATCTAGGAGGAGACGATACAGGATCTCGCAATGGTACAGGTAAAACTACTATAATTAATGCGTTGAGTTATGCATTGTACGGTACCGCACTGACCAATATTAAGAAAGAAAACTTAATTAATAAGATCAACGGTAAAAATATGGTTGTCACTGTTGAATTTGAGAAAGGTGGAAGTAAGTATCGTATTGAGCGAGGACGTAAGCCTAATGTACTCAAGTTGTTTATCAATGATAATCAATTAAAATCTGCAGATGCAGAGGATGATGCACAGGGAGATAGTCGTGAAACTCAGAAAGCAATCGAACAGATGCTGGAAATGTCTCATACAATGTTCAAACATCTAGTGGCGTTGAACACATATACTGAGCCGTTCTTGAGTATGGGCGCTGCCGCACAGCGAGAAGTTATTGAACAACTTCTAGGTATTACATTATTGAGCGAAAAAGCAGAGTCACTTAAAGAACAAATCAAAGAAACTAAACTTCTGATTACATCTGAAGAAATGAAAATCAATGCTACCAAGGCTGCAAACGAAAATGTTCAGAAAAGTATTGATAGTTTACAACTAAAAAACAACGCCTGGGAAAATAAACATCAAACTGATTTAGAAAATCTAGGTCGCGCCATTGTTAACTTAGAAGCAGTCGATATTGACACAGAACTTGCGGCTCACGTTGCGTTAAAAGCGTGGGATGAAGAAAATATCCGTGTTCGCAATCTTAACAAACAAAAATCTACATTAGAATCAGCGGTTATTCAGGCTGAAAAAACTCTTAACAAGTATACAAAAGAATTAGAAAGTTTAGCAACCAAGACATGCCATGCTTGCGAACAAGAACTTCACGATCATAAGCATGAAGAAATGACTGCCACTGCTACAAAGCATTTTGAAGAAGCACACGAATACTTTCAAAAGATGAGTTCTCAACTTAAACAAGTTGTAGAAGATCTAGGAACAAGTGACGTAGTTCAAAAGCCTAACACATTTTATGACACAGAAGCAGAAGCACTTGGTCATAAAAACAATTTAGATAACTTAGAAAAGACATTAGTAAGTAAAGCAGACGAAAAGAATCCGTATGCAGAACAAATTGAAGATCTTAAGAAGACTGCTATTCAAGAAATTACATGGGATACTATTAATTCTTATACAAAACTTAAAGATCATCAAGAATTCTTACACAAACTACTAACAAACAAAGATAGTTTTATTCGTAAAAAGATTATTGATCAGAATTTGTCATATTTGAACAAGCGACTAACTTATTACATTGACAAACTAGGACTCCCGCATCAAGTTGTATTCCAAAATGACCTAACTGTACAGATTACACAACTAGGACAAGACTTAGACTTTGATAATCTGTCACGTGGAGAACGCAACAGACTTATTTTGTCTATGAGTTTTGCCTTCCGTGATGTATGGGAAGGACTATATCAAAGCATTAACTTGCTATTCATTGACGAACTTGTTGATGCAGGCATGGATGCCGCTGGCGTTGAAGCCGCATTAGCAGTTCTTAAGAAGATGGCACGTGAACGAAACAAGAACATTTACCTAATTAGTCACAAAGATGAACTAGTAGGTCGTGTTAATAACGTACTTCGAGTGATAAAAGAAAATGGATTTACCAGTTACTCCAACGACATTGATTACGTCGTCTGAAAAAATAGAGGCCTACAAGGCCCTATATTCAGAATATATCTCTCACGCTGTAGAGTTGCATAACTACCACTACATGTTTATCAACAACTTAGGCAAGGTTTCTTGTCAAGGAGTTAGGAGACATTTGAGTGAAATGACTCAGTTAGAGAAAAAATTAAGATACGCCGCCTGGGATGCTCATGTTGAACAAAAGGACAACATAAAGAAATTAGGCAAAGCAAATAAAACCAGTAAATTTAAACCCGGTACTAGAGGACTGGGAAGACCAAGGAAAATAAAAAATGACAACAGTTAATCAAATTCAAGAACAATTTGCAGAATTTCTAGCAGAAGATGCTAAGTTCACAGCAGGCAACTCGGCCGCAGGTACTCGTGCTCGTAAGGCATTAGGCGAAGTAGGTAAGTTAGTTAAGGCTCGCCGTAACGAAATCACTGCTGAGAAGAACGCACGTAAAGAAGCCAAGGCAGCAAAATAATTGACTTGGACCTATAAAGGCTCTATAGTTAACGAACTACCCGAAGACTGTGTTGGTTTTGTATATTGCATTACCAATATAATTTCGGGGCGCCGATACATTGGCAAAAAATTAGCAAAATTTAGTAAAACGACCTACAAGACTGTAAAGTTAAAGAACGGCACCAAGAAGAAAAAGAAGATTCGAAGCAAAATCGACAGCGACTGGCAGGAGTATTACGGGTCCAGTCCTAATTTAACAGCAGATATCACATCACTAGGCAAAGATAACTTCTCAAGAGAAATACTATATTATTGTAAATCCAAAGCAGAAACATCTTACATTGAGGCCCGCGAACAATTCGACCGCAAAGTATTAGAATCCGACGATTATTATAACGGACACATTCAAGTCCGTGTACATGGCTCTCACATTAAAACAAAAATTTAAGGCACCTTAAGCGGTAACAAGCAAGCGTCAGCAAATATCGGACGCCCTATACCTGGATCTCGGATCGCAGGGACGGAAATCTCTTGTCGCTAAGAGTACTCAACCACTACCGAAAGATGAAGATCGCTAATAAGACCTGCGATTTGGTTGTTTGAAGATAGAAGAATAGGCAAAATGAAGGGATAGAGACACCCTACGTTTGTATATATGTTAGCGTATGTATGCAAACCGCCGCTGGATAAGACTTTGCTCGTGGTACAGGCCAACCGCCACTGTAATGCAATAACGCTAAGTGACACATGTTCGACTCAGATAATGTGATTTTTCTTTGCCCGGTCAGGGCAAAGTGTGACTGAACGATCTAGATAATATTTAAACTGCTTCGCAGTATCATATTAAATTAATTTGCTCTGAGCGTGAGCGAAAGAGCAAACGAACGCAGTTCGTTTATAAATAACAGATACTTTTCGGAATATACAATGGATATTAGAGCCTTATTAACACGAGTAGATGTGATTGAAAACAATCAACTATCTCTTAAAAAATACCTATCAGAGAGTTTATACAATACTCCCGAGATGCAATCTCATTGGAAGCGTATTGATGAGGGATTTGTAAGAGGATATGAAAAGTATCTTGCTGAAGTTGCTCTAACTCCTGAACAAATACAAAGTATCTTTAAACAGGCATCTGCCGGTGCTGCCGCAGGTGAAGCGCCAAAGGATCCTGGAAAGTTAGCCGCACTTGTAGATAAAGTACTTCCTGCAGAACAAGCAGGTGCTTTAGAAAAAACATTACCCGAACCAGATGCTGGTCCTGTTCAGGGATTTGAACAAAAAGCCGCAGCCGCAGTACAAAACATTCAAGGTGCGGATCAAGCAACAAAGCAAAGTTTAATGCAATGGATTAAACAAGGCGTTGCAAAACCAGAAACACAACAATTAATTTTAGCCGCAGTTGGTGCGGGTGTAGGTAGTTTAATCAGTAAGGTAGGTCCAGTCCTAAGTATGATTCCAGGCGGCGGACCAGTTGTAGCCGCTATAACAGGTGCTGTTATTGCAGGTGCTGTGTCAGTTGCTAGTGCTAAACTACAAGGCAAAGATTGGAAGACTGCATTTAAAGGTGCTATTAAACCTGCATTGATGGGTGGTGCAAGTGCTGTTATTGGTAACTTGGCCACTACTGCTATCAGTGCAATGTCATCTGGCGGTGATGCTAACACTGCGGCGCAACAAGGTGATCAATCCACGCCCGGCGTATCTAACACTCCTGCGTCTAACGGGCAGACAGAATTAACACCTGCACAAAGTGATAAAATGACAGCCGCAACAATGAGGGCCGGTGTAGGTGCTGATGTAAACAATCAGCAACCAATGACATTAGATCAAGTCAATGCCGCCAAAGCCGCGTTACGTGCAGGCAACGCAACTGATATGTCTGTTCCGATGGATGCACCAGCAAAAGATGCAGCCGGTATCACAGCAAGACCTACCATGCAGTCTCTTAACAATTTAGATGGAAGTGAACGTCCCGGTGCTGCTGATTCAAACGCTGGCAAAGTTCGCGCAAACTTAGATCAATGGCGTACAGACACAGGTAGTCCGAATGCTCCTAAGCCTACAATTGGCAGCAATTTCGATGCAGGTATTGCACCTATTGGCGCAAACGGACAGCCGATGCAAGTAGTGCCCATGGATGAACCTGCAACTGGAAGAATGCCAGGCGAAACACCACCGGGAATCAATCGTTTAACAGGACAACCAATTTCTTCCGGTCCGGCATGGGATCAAATGACTCCTGATCAACAAGCCGCTGTTACCGCAAGACAACAACAGCAGGCGTCTGATGCTGCCCAAGGTACACAAAATGCTAAAGACTATTGGGCTAATAAAAATCCTAACACTCGCGGACTGAAAGAAAGTTTTGCAGAGTGCAAGTATGTTGACAAACAAGCAACTCTACGCAAGTGGTTGGTTCAAGAATCAAAAGGTCAGCGTGTACATGGCCTACAGTTAAAAGCAACTGTTAAAGAAGGCATCATGGATTCTATCAAAGGCATGTTTGGTGGCGGAAAGAAAGGTGATGCTCCGGCCGCAGGCGGAGTTACAGCAGATACATTAAACAAAGCATGGGCTGCTGCCGGTAGTCCAACAGATAGTGAAGAAGTTGCTAAAGTACTACAGAGTGCAGGTGTTCCTGCAGAAACAGTTAGTAAAGTTTTTGCAGATTTAAAATTACCTGAACCTACTGGACAGATAGAACCCAAAATGGATCCGGAGCAAACACCTGCTACTGAGCCAACTGCACCCGAAACACCTGCCACAGAGCCAGAGACAGGCACTAAAGAACTAACCTCAACTCCACCAGCCGCAGGTGGGGTAAATATTGACAACTTAGTTGCACAGATTAATAAACTTGCACCAGCCGACAAACAAAAAATTATAGCCGCGTTACAAGGATAAACAGGAATAGAATATGAAAATTACTCATCTTATTAAAGAATCAAACACACCACTATATGAGCGTGTTGCAAAACAAATTCCTAGAGGTATCCAATCTCATAACGAAATCTGCAAGGTAGGTTACAAACTAGCGGTACAAGAAGTTGGTATCAAAGAAGCACAACAATTAGATGCTAAGTTTGCCGTAAAACTAATGTCTAGTTATTATCAACAGCATATTAACGAAGGGCTGGGATCAGCACTTGGGTATGGCGCTGGCAAACTGGCTAAAGGTGTAGGAGCAGTAGCAGGCGGCGTAGCAGGTATGTGGGATGCTGCCAAAAAAGGTTTTGCTGCCGGTCGTAGTACAGTAGCCGCAGCCGGAGATGATGAC